AAGGATGACCTCTTCACGCCTGGGAAGACGTACCAGGTCGACTTCACCGAGGTCTCTTGACGCCGCAGGCGCTGCTGATCGCGCTGCTGCTGGGCGCGCAAGCCGCCGTCGGGGCGGCCACTACAGTTACACCCGAGAGAGGGGGCTCGGAGGTAGTGCCCGCCGCGGAGGCACCCGCGACGACCTCCGGGCCCCCGCTCGTAGAGCTCCACGGCGGCTTCTACCAGGTGTTCACCGCCCGGGGCTCGGAGGAGTACTCCTCGAGCCGCGCCTGGCACGCGCAGCTCACGCTGAGGACGCCGGCCTGGCGCCGCTGGAGGATCTTCGGCGCGCTCGAGACCGCCCCCCAGGCCGGCGCCGCCCAGGAGGACCTGCAGGCGCTGGGCCCCTGGCTCGGCGGCGAGGCTAACCTCGGCATCTCCTGGGAAGGCCTCCGTGCCGGCCCCTGGAGCCTCTCCCCGGCGATCGCCGGCGGCCTGACCGCGGCCCTGGGCGCCGACCGAGAGCGGATCGAGGTGGAGCCCCTGCAGGCGCTCGCCGGCGTGCGCCTCGGCGCGGGTGAGCCGGGCGACGACTGGCGCCTCAGGGCCTACGTGGGCTACGGGATCCGCGAGCAGATCGAGGAGCTCCCCCCCGAGGGCTGCGCCGACTGCGACCCGGCAACAGAGGCCGACCGTCGCTGGGCGTGGGTGGCCGACGTCCTGGTGAGCGTGCCGGGGCTGCCCGCCGGCGCCGCCCTGCGAGTCAAGCTCGTCTCGACCCAGGCCCGGGTAGAGGCTCCAGGTGGGACGCAGTGGCTCGTAGGGTTCGTGGCGGGGGTGCCCTGATGGAAGCCCTACTGATCCTCGCAGCCTGCGGGCTCGCCCTGATCATCGTCGACTGGATCGCGGCGAGCCGGCGAGCATCCGAGGACCCCTACTGGATCCGTGTCCGCGCGAGAGCCCGGGAGCTGGGCTCAGACGGGTGCACGATGGGCGGCGCTCTCTTCCGCGACTGCTGCCTCGAGCACGATATACACGAGCGCACCCACCGCACGCCCGACGGACAACCGATCACCGAAGACGCATCAGATCGGCGTTTCCTCCACTGCATGCAGCGGCGCTCCTTCGTCGGCTGGTGGACGCCGATCGGGTGGAGCCGGTACGCCGCCGTCCGCATCTGGCGGCGCTGGCGCGCGTGGCGGGCGGGGAGCTGAGGGTGTGGACGAGATCGGACAGGGGCTCAAAGCCATTGCAGCGCTCGACCCCCTTGGGATGGCGCTCGTCATCATCCTCGTCCTGGCGATCGGTGCCGTTTGCGCTCTTGCAATCGCTTGGAAGCGTGGCTACTTCCGCTCGCACACAGACCTCGCGCGGCGCTCCGCGGAACTCGCTCGGGACATCGCGACCGTGCAGCGTGACGTGCATCAGCTCCAGTCGGACTGGCGCACCCTCGAGGGGAGGCTGGATGTGCTCGCGATAGATCAGGCGCGGTGGCAGCCGACGCTCGAAGAGGGGCGACGTGTAGCGGATGAGATCCAGCGCACGCTACGACGCCTGACGTCCGAGGTGGCCCGGCTCGGCGGAGTCTCTGCGGCGCTGTTGACAATGGTCCAGCCGTCGACGCCGCCCGGCGGGAATCAGCCGTTGGGGGTACTGGAGGAGACCCCGGACCCGGAGCGCAGGAAGTGATCGGGACGCACACCTACGCGGTGCTCGAGGTGAGCCCCGCGGCGTACGAGGAGATCCGCTCCCTGCTCGAGGCCGCGGGCTACGGCCACGTCCGCGTCACCGACGGCGGTCGGGTACTGCTCGACATGCACGGCATCGCCCTGGCCCCGCGCCCGGTGGGCAACGAGGGGTGAGCCCTGCAGCTCCTGCGACCGTGCGCTCACCCGGGTTGCCCCGAGGTGGTGCCGCGTGGTCGGTGCCCGGAGCACGCGCGGCAGCGGCGCACCAGGTACGAGGCCGGGAGGCCGAGCGCAGCCAAGCGGCAGTACGGCCGCCGCTGGCAGAAGCTCCGGGCGGTCGTCCTCCGGGAGCGCCCCCTGTGCGAGGCATGCCAGAGGCTGGGCCGCATCACCGCCTCGCGCGAAGTCGACCACAAGGTGCCTCGGCGTCGCGGGGGTACGGATGCGCGCGGCAACCTCCAGGCGCTGTGCACTCCGTGCCACTCTCGCAAGACCGCCACCGAGGACGGCCGGTGGGGGTAGCGTCGGTCGCCACCACCCAGGGGGGCGTCGCGGTCGGTCGCCACCACCCAGGGGGGGGTCGTTTCCCGCCGCTCTCGTCCTGTAGACCGGCGGGCAAAGTCCGCGCGCGCGTGCATGGGTTTTTTATGGGGGGGCCCCCCGGGGGTTTTTCCCTGCGATCTCTCGATGGGTCGTAGTGGCCCCCCGCGCAAGTCGGAGCAGCGCCGTGCGATCCAGACCGACAGGAAGCGGAGGCGGCGGAAAGGCGCGGAGTCCCCGCAGCCAAAGGGCGCGGCGTGGCTCAAGTGCCCGCGCGAGTTCAGGGGAGGCGCGCGCGAGGCATGGAACAGGCTCGCCGCCGAGCTCGCCCACCAGGGCCTACTCGGGATACTCGACCTCTCGCAGTTCCGAGCGTACTGCGCGGCGATCGGGCGCTACGAGGAATACGAGAAGCTGTGCGCGAAGCACGGCGCCGAGGCCGCCATCAAGCTCGGGTATCGCCGGGCCGCGGACAGCGCGCTGCAGGCGATGCTGAAGCTCTCCGCCAGGTTCGGCCTGGACCCCGCGAGCCGCGAGAACGTCACGGCAAACCCGCCCAAGTCCGACAAGGACCAGACGGCCGACCCACGGCGCGCGCGGTTCTTCGGGATGCGCTCGGGCCTGAAGGGGATCGACGGTGGCAAGAAGTAGGCCCTCGGGCGAGACCCTCGAGGCGATCCGCGCCTCGAAGCGCGCCATGAAGCGGTGGCCCGGTGTCTCGATCGCCCTCGACGACTGCGGCGGCCGCTACTACTTCGACAAGGAGGAGGCGGACCGCGCGAGCGAGTTCTTCCCTGAGTACTTGATCCACGTGAAACAGGCCGAGTTCTACGGCAAGCCCTTCGAGCTGCTGCCCTATCAGAGCGAGCTCGTCATCCGGCCGCTGTTCGGGTGGCGCCGCGTCGACGACGGCCGCCGTCGCTTCCGGAAGATCTACGTCGAGGTCCCCAAGAAGAACGGGAAGAGCCCGCTGGGCGCGGGCATCGGCCTCTACGGGCTCTTCTGTGATCGGGAGCCGGGTGCCGAGATCTACAGCGCTGCGGCCGATCGCGAGCAGGCCGGAGTCGTGTTCGACGTGGCGCGGAAGATGGTGGAGTCCTCCCCCGACCTCCAGGCGATGAGTCAGGTGTACAAGCGCTCGATCTCCGTCCCGGCGACCAACTCGTTCTACAAGGTGTTGAGCGCCGACGTCCGGACGAAGCACGGCCCGAACATCCACATCCTGGTCTTCGACGAGCTCCACGCCCAGCGGGACAGGATGCTCCACGACACGCTCGCCCGCGGCATCGCGGCCAGGCGGCAGCCGATCATCGCCTACTTCACCACCGCCGGCGACGACGAGGAGTCGATCTGCCGGGAGCAGCACGACTACGCAATCGGAGTGATCGTGGGTCGGATCGAGGATGAGTCCTTCCTGCCCGTGATCTTCGCGGCGAAGCCGGAGGACGACTGGCGTGACCCGCAGGTCTGGGAGCGCTCGAACCCCGGCCTCGGGGTGACGATCAAGCGAGAGTACCTCGAGGCCGAGGCCCGGGAAGCGATCCAGGAGCCGCGCAAGCAGAACAGCTTCAAGCGCCTGCACCTGAACATCTGGACCCAGCAGGCTGAGGCGTGGCTCGACCTGGTGGAGTGGGACCGCTGCCAGGGGGAGCTCCTCGAGGACGGTTGGATCGCGGCCGCCGCGGGGATCGACCTGAGCTCGAAGATCGACCTGACCAGCCTCGTCGTCCTGCTGATGTACAGGGACCGGGGCCGGAAGGCGGATCAGGTCGTGCTCACCGGGACCGACGTGGACACCGGGGAGCGGATCGAGCGCCGGATGGCGATCGACTTCTCCGTCGAGGTCTTCCCCTACTTCTGGATGCCCGAGGAGACGCTGCACCAGCGCGTGCGAGACGACGCGGTCCCCTATGACGTCTGGCACCGGGAGGGACTCCTGCGAATGACCGACGGCCCGGTGGTCGACTACGACCAGATCCTCGAGGAGATCGTCGACGAGATCGCCCCGCGCTTCCGGCTCCGCGACTGGCCGATCGGCTTTGATCCCCACAACGCCACGCAGTTCATGCTGCAGCTGGGCAAGAAGGGCTTCACGGTGGTCGAGGTGCCGCAGACAGTGAAGGAGCTGTCGGAGCCGGCGAAGCTCTTCGAGGCCCTGATCCGTAGTCGACGGATCCGCCACGACGGCCACCGTGTCCTGCGGTGGAACGTCGAGAACGTGGCGGCGAAGGAAGACAAGAAGGAGAACATCTTCCCGTTCAAGCCCAGCAAGAAGAAGCGGATCGACGGAGTCTCGGCGTCCGTGACGGCTCTGAACCGGCTGATCCACGCACCGCCGCCTCGGCAGCGACCGACGGTCATGATGGTGACCGCATGAGGAAGCTCCTCGCGGCGCCGCGCGCGCTCGCAGCCTCGCTCCGAACCGACCGGCCTTACTGGCTGCTCCTCGCCGGCGGCGCCGCGTGTACACGCGGAATCGCCATGATGCACGAGCCCGCCGCCTGGATCGTCGCCGGCGCCGGGCTCGTGGCCATGGGCCTCCTGATGGCGACGACGAGGCGGGGGCGCTGATGGGCTTCCTGGCTGCCGTGTTCGACAACGTGCTCGAGCGACGGAACCTCGCGGGCGTGCCGCTCGGGAGCCCCGAGTCCTCGGGCATCTTCGGCGTCCGCGCCACCCGCTCCGGAATCGAGGTCACCGGGGAAGCGGCGCTCACCTTCGCCGCCTTCTGGGACGCCGTCTCGCAGATCTCCGGCACGTCGGCCTCGCTGCCCCTCCAGCTCTTCCGCCGCCTGCGTCCGCGCGGCAGTGAGCGGGTACCTGGGGATCCTCGCTACGACATCGTCCACGCCGAGCCCAACCCCGAGACCACGGCGGTTTCGGCCCGCCAGACGATCATGAAAGACGCCCTGGTGTACGGGAACGGCTTCGCCGAGCTGACCCGGAACAACCGCACCGGAAAGGTCAAGGCGCTCTGGCAGCTCCCGGCAGCCGAGGTCCGTGTCGAGCGAGACACCAGGACGGAGCGGCTCATGTACCGGCTCCCGGGGACCAACGTCCGAGCGCCTGCGCGGGAGATGGTCCACGTCGCGGGGATGAGCTACGACGGCGTCGTCGGCTACTCCGTGGTCGGCGCCGCCCGGGAGTCGATCGGGCGAGGTCTCGCATCGGACGCCTTCGCCGCCAGCTTCTACGGCAACGGCGCCTGGCCTGGGATCACCATCGTGCACCCCGGCGACCTCGGCCCCGAAGGGCGGAAGGATCTCACCCTGGCGATCCAGGAAGCGCACGGCGGCTCGGAGAAGGCCTTCCGCGCCCTGGTGCTCGACCAGGCCATGACGGTGAGCGCCCTCGGGATGCCCCTGAAGGACGCCGAGTTCCTCGCCGGGCAGCGCTTCAGCGTCGAAGAGATGGCGCGCTGGTTCAACCTCAAGCCCCACCGGCTGAAGGTCCAGGACTCGGCTCGCGTGAGCAACCACGAGGCCGACAACATCGAGTTCTACTCGGAGTGCTTGCGGCTCTGGCTCGTGCGATTCGAGCAGGAGCTGAATCGCAAGCTCCTCACTCGCGAAGAGCGCCAGCTACTCTACTTCGAGCACAACGCCGCCGGCCTCCTCCGTGGGGACGCCAAGACCAGGCACGAGACTTACAGCCGAGGCCGCCAGTGGGGCTACATGAGCGCCAACGACGTCCTGGAGCTGGAGGGACGGAACCCGCTCCCCGGCGGCCAGGGGGACCTGTACCTGGTCCCCGAGAACATGACCTCGGCGGAGTCGATGTACCACCGCCTGACGCAGGAGCGGGAGCGGGTGGCGGCCGGGGAGCCGCTCGACCCGCCCCCGCCGCCGAACCCTGCCGGGGTCTCCGGTGACCCCGACAGCCGGCCTGGGCCCGCCGTCGATCCGGTCCGGGCCCGGCGCATCCGCGCAGCTCACCGCCGCGTCGCACTCGAGGCTGCGGAGCGGGCTGTGCGCCATACGACGAACGCGGTGCGCCGCGCCGCCGGCCGCGGCGTCGCCGGGTTCCGCGCGTGGATCGCCGACGGAGGCCTCCAGCGGGAGCAGGACCTGGTCGCGAGGATGCTCTTGCCCGCGATCACCGCCTGCCTCAGTCTCGACGTCGACGACGAGCCCGGCCGCGCCGCGGCCCGGGCCCTCGAGGTGGCGGATGCCTACGGCACCCGGATCCGGGCGGAGCTGGCCGCCCCGGACAACGCCGTGGCAGCCGGCGAGGACCTCGCGGTACGCGTCGAGATCGTCGTGTCGCGCTGGGAGAAGGAATGGCCGAGTCTGGTGCTCGAGCAGGTACAGGGAGGACCCCATGAAGAAGCCTGAGGGTGTGGAGACGCGAGGCTTCCGGCTCACGCCCGAGGTTCGGGCGGGGGAGGGCGATCGGCCGGCTCGCATCGTCGGCTATGCCATGGTCTGGGACTCCTGGTCGGAGGGGCTCCCGTGGAGAGAGCGCTTCCGCCCGGGCGCCTTCGACGAGTTCCTGAAGACCGGCGGCGACGTCCGGGCATACGTGGAGCACGACGACCGTCAACTGCCGCTCGGCCGGACCAAGTACAAGACGATGGCCCTCCGGTCCGACAGCCGCGGCCTCGAGGTGGACATCGTGCCCCCGGACTCCGGAGTCGGGCGCGACGCGGTCGAGGCTGTGCGCCGGGGCGACCTGGACGGCATGTCCGTCGTCTTCACCGTCCCGCTCGGCGGCGACGCCTGGCGGATCGACGACGAGGGCGAGATGGTGCGCGACGTCCTGCAGGCGTCCCTCCGCGAGGTGTCGCTCACGGCCGACCCGATCTTCCCCCAGACCGAAGCCGCGGTGCGATCGCGCGAGGCATTCCTGGCGACCGTCGGCGCCGAGGCCGACGAGCTGCGCCGCCGGCGGCTGGAGCTGCTGGAGCTCGATCTGGAGATTTAGCGGGGAACCCCTTGACAGATCCGCGATCTCCGCCGTACCCTGTGGAGCAGTAGATCGCCGCAGCGGGAACCGGGCTGGAGCGCCATCGCATCAGCCCCCCGCTGACGGGTGTGATCGCCGCACGCCGACGCGGGCGCCGGCACACCTCGCGAGACATACCAGCGCTGGAGCGGGTTGCTCCAGCAGGGATGTTTCCGCTGGGTGTGAGGCGCCCGTTGGTCTTTCGGGGACCTTGGCCCAGCAGGAGGGGTGCATGGACCCGAAGGAACTCAGGCGCCAGGCCGGCCAACTCGTCACCGAGGCGCGCGCTCTCGCGAAGGCAGCGGCCGACGCGAAGCGCGCCATGTCCAAGGAGGAGACGGAGAAGTTCGACCGTCTCCACGACGAGGCCGAGGGCAAGCTCACCGAGGCCCGGCGCCTCGAGCGCAGCGAGCTGCTCGCGCACGACATCGAGGACGAGCCGGAGCCGCCGGAAGCGCGAGGCGGGGGAGACCCCGAGGATCCCGCCGACGATCCGGCCGAGGGCCGCCGGAGCCGCCCCCCCCAGCCGGGCACGCCGCCGGAGCAGCGTCGCCGGGGTGAGCCCACCGGCGCCGTCATGATCGGCGGTGTCGACTACCGGTCCCACGCCCGCGCCGCGGAGGGGTACGGCGCGGCCTTCCGCCACCGCCTCGCGGGCCGGCAGATGGACGCCAACCTCCTCTCCGGGTACCCGGAGGAGGTCCGGGCGACGATCCAGAGCGACCTGTTCACCGGAGCCGGTGCTCTCTCGCCGCCGATGCAGTTCGTCCGCGACCTGATCAAGTTCGTCGACGACGCCGTGTTCATCCGCGGCCTGGCGACCCGGCACACCGTCACCGAGGCACAGAGCCTCGGCGTGCCCACGTTCGACGCCGATCCGACCGATCCGGAGTGGACCTCGGAGCTCGAGACGGGCGACGAGGGGGAGATCACGGTCGGTCGCCGGGAGCTCTACCCGCACCCGCTCGCGAAGCGGGTCAAGGTGTCCCGGAAGACGCGGCGGATGGTCTCCATGATCGACCGCGTCGTCCGCGAGCGCCTCGGATACAAGTTCGAGGTCGCGCTCGAGAAGGCCTACCTGACGGGCTCGGGCGCCCAGCAGCCGCTCGGGGTCTTCGAGCCCTCGGACGACGGCATCCCGACCAGCCGGGACGTGGAGTGCGGCACGTCGAGCGACATCACGGTCGACAAGATGATCGACGTGAAGCACACGCTCAAGCCGCAGTACTGGATGAGGCCCGGGACGCGCTGGGTCTTCTCCCGCGAGCTGCTGAAGCGCGCCCGCAAGCTGAAGGACGGCGACGGCCGCTACCTGTGGGCGGCGACCCTCGAGGGAGGGATGCCGAACACCTTCCTCGACGTCCCCTACGTGGTCTCGGAGTTCGCTCCGTCCACGTTCACGGGCGACGCCTACGTCGCGGTCATCGGGGACTTCGGCTTCTACTGGATCGCCGACGCCCTCGGTCTCGAGATCGACGTCGTCGACCAGCTCTACGCGGAGACCAACCAGGTCGGGTTCATCGGCCGCTTCGAGAGCGACGGGCAGCCCGTGCTGGCGGAGGCCTTCGTCCGGGCGCAGCTGGCCTCGTAGGAGAACCTGGGCGGGGGGGAGCCCCCCGCCTCCTGAAGGGAGACGGGAATGCAGCAACTCGCGCAGCAGGCCGGTTTCGTCGAGATCGGCGACGTCGTCGGTGCCGGCTCGTCGATCGACGACGAGTCCGACGTCGTCGACACCCAGGGCTACGAGGGGGTCATCTTCCTGACGAAGATCACCGACTCGGCGGCTACCGGCGTGGCGAAGCTGATCGCGGAGCAGGCCGCCACGGACTCCGCGGGCGCCATGGCCGCCCTCGCTGGCGCTACGGCCACCCGGACGTGCGTCATCAACGACGACCTCAACGGGCTCCTGCTCATCGTCGACGTCTTCCGGCCCCGTGAGCGCTACGTCATGGCGCGCCGCACGTCGGCGACGGCGAACATCGCCTTCGGCGACGTCGTCGCGATCCTGTACGGCAAGAAGGGCAAGCTCCCGGTCACCGACCACGCGAGCGTCGGCCACAAGGTCGCGGTGGCGTCGCCGGCCGAGGCGTAGGGCCAGCGCGCCCAGGAGGAGCTCATGGGAGACGGCCACAACACCGAGAACTACCAGGCCCAGGGCGGCGCGCTCTGGGTCGTGGGCCCGTCCGGGGCGCTGCGCGTCGAGGGCGAGCTCCAGGACGCGGCCGGGCTCGCTCAGAACGTGGTGCACGGTACCGTCGCGGGCCTCGCGGTGGCCGTGGGCTCCGTGCTCGCGAGCCCGGCCGAGGCCGCCGTCGTCACGGGGCTCTCCGCCGTGACGGCCTTCTTCCCGACGCCCCGCGCCGGCGACGCCACCGAAGCCGCCATCCTCGCCCGGGGTCAGGAGCAGGCAAGCACCCCCGGCACGGTCGACGTCACGCGCTGGGAGCCGGCCGGAGCCAGCACCCCCGGCGTCGTGCCTGCAACCGTGGGCGGCGTGGTTGACTGGGTGGCCTTCGGGGACCGCTGAGTGCGCGTCCTTTTCATCTCGGACCACGGCTGCATCCGGGTCTTCAAGGAGGCCCAGGCGCTGCAGCTGCAAGGCGTCCGCGTCGACCTCGCCGCGCGTGTCCAGCCCTTCGGGGCGAACATCTTCGAGACTTTCAGCCTCCACCGGGACGCCGAGACGCTGAAGCGCGTGGTCGAGTCGACGCGCGCCGACGTCGTCCACGTCCACAACGAGCCCGACTGGATGGTCGGCGCAGCCCGCGAAGCGACTTCGAAGCCGATCGTCTTCGACGTCCACGACCTCACCTCGCTCCGTCACTCGAGCCAGCCCGACGAGCACGAGACCCGGGCCTTCGCGGAGGCGAACGGGATTATCCACGTCAGCGAGCCCTGCCGCGCGGCCGCGGAACGCCTCCACGGCAACGGCAAGCCCACGGGCGTGCTGCCGTGCCTGGTGAATCAGCGGTTCCTGGACGAGCCGCTCCCGAGGGAACCCTGCTGGGACGCCGTGGTCTACGAGGGCGGGCTCGACCCGACGCTCGAGCGCACCGACGGTGACGGTCGGCGCGTCGTGAGCGCGCGGGCGATCCATGCGGTGGTCCAGGCTTTCGCTCGCGAGGGCTTCCAGCCCTACCTCTACCCCGCTCAAGAGCGGTGGATCGATCCCACCTACATCTACGAGCGCCTGGGCGCGGTCGTCGCTCCTGGGAGGCTGGACTACCAGAGCCTCCTCCGAGCGCTCCGGGCCTACGGCTACGGCTTCGTCGGATCCCCGCACGACAGCCCTCTGATGCAGGCGGCGATGCCGAACAAGCTGTTCGAGTACATCTCCCAGGGCGTCGTGCCCGTGGTCCTCAACGCGGCCCGCGCGGCCGAGTTCGTGCGTGAGCACGGGCTCGGGATCGTGCTCGAGGGGCTGGAGAACCTGCGCGAGCAGCTGGAGCCGGGCCCGGAGGTGCGGCGCCGGATCCTCGAGCGCCGGCACGAGTGGACCATGGAGCGGCACATCGAGGCCGTCACCCGGGTCTACGAGGAGGTCGCATGAGGCAGCCGCAGGCGCCGTCGTCTCTCCGAGTCCGGCTGCGGCGGGCGCTGGCGCATCCGCTCGGCACCGGCGGCGAAGGCCGGGTGATCGAGGTCCCCGAAGCCTTCGGGCACCGGTTGATCGCCGAGGGTAACGCTGACCTGGCGCCGCCCAGGCGTCCGCCAGCGGCCGTCACGGCGGCCGCCGCGCCTGCGCCGGCCAGCAACGCGGCCCCCGCGGCGGCCGTCGCCGACATCGTCGCCCTCAAGGCCCGCGAGGCCGTCGCCCTGGTCGCAGCGGCGAAGTCGATCGAGCAGCTCGACGCCCTCCAGGCGGCCGAGGAGGGGAACGCCAAGCACGATGGCGGGCGCGTGAGCGTCCTCCACGCCCTGGACGCCCGCCGGGCCGAGATCTCGGGCGAGGCGGGCGAGTGAAGGTCCGGATCACCCGCGGCCGCCGGAAGGGCGCCGTGACGGAGATGTGCACCGCCGCGGCCAAGGCCGCCATCGCGCGCGGCGCCGCGACGCCCGTCGTCGCCGCTGAGCGCCGGCGCCCGCCCCGGCAAGGCGCCGGTCAGCGGTCCGCCCCGCCGAAGGCCGAGGGCGCTGCTGTCCGGCCACCGCCGGCGCCGCCCACCATCACCCCCACGGACCCGCCGGCGCGGGGCCTGCGGGGTTTCGCCGAGTCGCTGCTCGGCGCCGACAAGCCCGAGCCCGCCCCGGGTGGCGGAGAGGAGTAGGACATGACCCTGCAGTCCCAGCTGTCGATCGGCGTGATCGCGAACCTCGTGGCCGCGCTCGACCTGGTCGAGGCCAAGGCCGAGCACAACGTCCAGAAGCGGGTGAACCTCGCCAACGGCGACGGCCTCAACGAGGCCGACGCGGTCTACAGCGACACGCGGACGCTGAACGGCTCCGCGAGCGAGGACCTCGACCTGTCGAACCTCACCGACCCCCTGGGCAATGCGCTCGCGCTCGGGCACATCAAGGGCCTGTACGTGGCGCCGGCTGGCGGAGCCGTCGAGGTGGGCGGGCACGCGTCGAGCCCGGCGATCTTCGCGGACGCGTCCGACGCCGTCGTCGTGCGAGACGGCGGGGCACTGATGCTGATCGCGCCGGACGCCACCGGCTACGCCGTCACCTCCGGCACCGGGGACCTGCTGTCGGTGGGCAACGCCACCGGCGCGACGATCACCTACGACATCGTCATCGTCGGAGCGGAGTAGCTCAGCCCCGGCGATGCTCTCCCTCGTCACCCCGCCGACGGCCGAACCGGTCAGCCTCGACGCTGCGAAGGCGCACCTCCGCGTCGAGCACGCCCTCGAGGACGACGGGATCTCGGCCTGGCTCGCAGCGGCGCGCCAGCACGCCGAGGCCGTGACGGGGCGGCAGCTGCCGCCGGCCACCTGGGCTCTGACCCTCGACGCGTTCCCCGACGCGGGCTGCGCCATCCTGGTGCCCCGGCCGCCCCTGAAGTCGGTCACCTCGATCGCGTACATCGACACCGCCGGGGCCACGCAGACCTGGCCTGCGGCCGCCTACGACGTCGAGATCCCCGTCGGACCCCTCGCCCTGCACGGCCGGATCAGACCTGCCTTCGGGGAGGTCTACCCGGCGACCAGGGCGGTGTCCGAGGCGGTGACGATCACCTTCATCGCCGGGTACGACAGCGTGCCCTACCCCCTCCACGCCGCGCTGCTGCTGGGCGTGGGCGAGCTGTACGTCCGGCGGGAGCAGCCCGACCTCGACAAGGCGATGACCCGGCTCCTGGACCCCTTCAAGGTGTGGCACTGATGCAGCTCGAGGCCGGAGAGCTGGATCGGCGCGTCGGGATCGAGAGCGCCATGCTCGTCCAGGACGACTCCGGCGCCGAGGTCGAGACCCCGACGCTCCTGGCGGAGGTCTGGGCGAAGGCCCAGCCCGTCGGCGGCATCAGCCGCGTCGAGCGCTTCGAAGGGCGCGAGATCTCCGCCGAGCTCGACTACCGCTTCGTGATCCGCTACCGGGGCGACCTGACGACCAGGATGCGGCTCCGGTTCGACGGCCGGGTCTACGACATCCAGCGGATCGACGAGATGGGGCGCCGCGACGCCCTCGAGATCCTGGCGCGGGCGAGGGGGGAGTAGGTGGCCAGGGTCCCTGCGCCGAAGTTCAAGCTCGAAATCAAGGGCGCCCGCGAGCTGGAGCTGAACCTGCGCAGCCTGGCGTCCGCCACGGGCAAGCGCTTCATGCGCCAGGCGCTCATCGAGGCGGCCGAGCCGGTCGAGAAGGCCATGCAGACCGGGGCGCTCCGCCTCACCGGTAGGACCGCCGAGAGCATCGGGACCCAGGCGCTACCCGGCGTCGGCGCGATGGGAGTCACCGTCGCCGTCGGGCCGTCGAAGGCCCACAGCTTCAAGGCCGTGTTCGGCGAGTTCGGCACGAGCCGGCAGCCGGCGCGGCCGCGGTACCGGGCCGCCTGGGAGGGGAGCAAGCTCCAGGCCCTCGCCGTCCTGACGGCCGCGCTGCGCAAGCGCCTCGCCGCGGCCAACCGCCGCCGCGTCCGGAGCGGGAACCTGTGACCGAGGTCGAGATCGCCCTGCGCGCGGCGCTGCTCGAGCGCCCCCAGGTGGCCGCGCTCGTCGGGACCCGCATCTACCCGATGGTGCTGCCGCAGGAGGTCCAGCTCCCGGCGCTGACGTACCAGCGCATCACGTCGCGGCGCTCGAGCGGGCACGACGGCGCGAGCGACCTGGAGCAGCCAAGGATCCAGATCGACGCGTGGGGACGGACCTGGACGGAAGCACGCCAGCTCGAGCGCGCGGTGGGCGACTTCCTGCACGGGTTCCGCGGGCTCGCCGGCGGCCGGGTGATCCAGGCGATCCACGCCATGCCCGGGCCCGACATCGCGGAGATGGACGTCCGCAACGTGGACGGGACCCGCGGCCGGTACGGTGTTTCGACGGACTACCGCGTCGCGCACGCGGTCTGAGGAGGCGACATGACGACCGCTATCAGCTCTTACGGGACCCTGTTCCGGCGGGATTCGGGGGCGGGCTTCGCGGCGGTGGGCGAGGTCACGAACATGGGGATCCCGGGGCTGGGGCACCCCTGGATCCAGTCCACGCACCACGAGAGCCCCGGGGGGTTCCGGGAGTTCATCGCCTCCAAGATCAGGGAGGTGAAGCAGTTCACCATCACGGTGAGCTACGTGCCCTCCGCCGCGGGCCTGAACGCCACGACGGGGATCATCAAGGCCTGGAACGACGGCACGGTGGACGACTACAAGGTGATCTTCCCGGACACCTCGGAGTGGGCCTTCGAGGCCGGCGTCAGCGACTTCGACCCCGAGGACGCTCCCGGCGAGGGCGAGGAGAAGCTCAGCGCCGTGATCACGTTCCGTCCGACGGGCCAGCCGACGCTCGTCTAACCAACAGGGAGAACCTATGGCCAACCCCCACCGCGGTGAGGTCGTCCTCAAGCCGGCGTTCCCGGTCGAGGAGGGCAAGCCCGACGCACCCGCCCCCGAGGAGTACACCTTCGTGCTCCGCACCTCCGAGGTGATGGCGCTCGAAGACCTCTTCGACTGCAAGTTCGCCAAGCTCGCCCACATGCTCGAGAACGACCTCGGGTTCAGCGACATGGTCGAGGTCCTGCGGGTGGGGCTCGAGCGCCACCACGGGGCCAAGACGAAGGCGATGCTCGCCGACCTGGTCGACGCGTGTGGGCCCAAGACGGTGATCGAGGCCATCGGCAAGTCGATCGCCGGGAGCTTCCCCGACCTGGTGGAGGCGGGAGCCCAGGCGCAGGCGGCGGGAAAAGCTCGGGCTTCGATTGGCCGGCGCTCCGGCGCCGCGCAATTGAAGCGGGCCTGAGCCTCACCGAGTTCTACTCCGCGACGCCGCGGGAGCTACTCGACGTCGTCGAGACGGCGGCGAGCCGGAGGCGTGAGGTCCAGCAGCTCGCACGGTCGCTCGCCTGGGATATCGGGTACATGACGCGGGTGAAGACGCCACCGACCCGGAGCCGCTTCGTCGGCGGTGACTCACCGGCCAAGGCCGCCTCCGCGCCGCAGAGCTGGCAGCACCAGAAGCAGCTCGCCGCGATGCTGACTGTCGCTCTCGGGGGCGTGGTGTCGCCGGCCCCGGATAGGGACCAGTGAGCAACATCCTCGTCGGCGCCATGCGCGCCGAGCTCTCCGGAGCCAGCGCCTCGTTCGAGGCGGCGCTGTCGAGGTCCGCCGCCACCGTCGATCGCACCGCGAAGCGCATCGAGAGGTCCGGCCGCCGGCTCAACGCTCTCGGCCAGGGGATCCAGGCCGTGGGCATGTCGCTCACCCTCGGCCTGACCGTGCCGCTCACGGCGATGGGCGTCCACGCCGCCAAGACCTTCGGCGACTTCGAGCAGGGGATGAATCGCGTCCGGGCCCTCTCCGGGGCGACCGGCGACAGCTTCGCGGCGCTCGAGAACCAGGCGAAGGAACTCGGCCGCACGACGCAATTCACCGCCACCCAGGCCGCCGACGGCATGGGCTTTCTCGCCATGGCGGGGTTCAAGGCGAACGAGATCCTTAGGACCATGCCCGGGGTTTTGCAGCTCGCGGCTTCGGCCCAGCTGGACGTCGCCCGAGCGGCGGACATCACGAGCAACGTCCTCAGCGGCTACGGCATGGCCGTCGAGGAGGTCGGGAGGTCGAACGACGTCCTGACCAAGGCGTTCACCTCCGCCAACACCGACCTGGAGCAGCTCGGCCAGGCGTTCAAGTTCGCGGGCCCCGTCGCGAAGGCCGCCGGCGTCGAGTTCGAGGAGACCGCAGCCGTCCTCGCGCTCATGGGTAAAGCCGGCATCCAGGCCTCCATGGCGGGTACGTCCCTCCGGAACGCGATCTCCAGGCTCCTCAACCCGACGAAGCAGGTCCAGGAGGAGCTGGACCGCCTGGGGGTCACGGCCAAGGACTCCCACGGGCGACTGCTCCCGCTCGATCAGATCATCCAGCAGCTCGAACCGCACGCCGCCGACGCCGGCGCGATGATGAAGATCTTCGGCCAGCGCGCCGGCCCGGCGCTGGTCCGCCTCGTGGCCGAGGGCTCGGCCGCGGTCAGCGACCTGACGCAGAAGCTTCGGGACTCGGGGGGCACCGCCGAGACGGTCGCTGCGATTCAGATGGAGGGCCTGAAGGGGTCCTTCATCGCGATGAGCTCCGCGGCCGAAGGCATGGCTGTCGAGGTCGGCGCCGTGCTCGCCCCAGCCCTGACGCTCGTGGCGAACGGGTTCCGGACCGCGGCGAAGTTCGCCGCCGAGGACCTGGTCCCCGCATTCCGGGAGCTGCCGCAGGCCGGCCAGATCGCCGCCGGCGGGCTCCTAGCCGTCGCGGCCGCCGCCGGCCCCCTCGCCGTCGCCACCGGCATGGTGATCAGCGGCGTCGGCCAGACCGTCGTCGTCCTCGGCCAGCTCGGGGTGATCTCGCGCGTCACGTCGGCCTGGACCGCAGCGTCGGCGGCGATGTTCGCGGCCGGGAACACCAGCGCAGCCCTGTCACTGCGCCTGGCGTTCCTCGCGGGACAGACCGCGGCCGCAGCGGTGGGCACGAAGCTCTACACAGCGGCGACGGGGCTGCTGGTCGTGGCGAAGGGTGCCCTCGTCGGAGCGCTGACAGCCGTGAGCGCCCGCCTCGGCGTCACCACCGTCGCCACCGCAACAGCGGCAGCCGGCACGAAGGTCCTCACGGTTGCGGTAGGAGGCCTCACCGTCGCAGCCCGCGGTCTGGCGGTGACGATGGGCTTCCTCGGGAAGGCCGTCGCCGTAGTCGCGGTGGCGTACGGCAGCTGGAAGATCGGGCGCTGGATCGGGGAGGTCACCGGCCTAGAGGACGCCCTGTCCGGCCTGATTGCCCGGATGATGGGCGCCTCCGAGGAGGCGATCGCCTTCGAGCGTGAGCACAACCGCGCGAAGCGCGCAGCCGAGAACGCCGGGGAGGCGGTCGACCAGGAAGCCGCGGCGCTCGCGGCGCTGAAGGAGCAGCTCGGGAACGCGTCCGCCTCCGTCGAGCAGCTCGACCAGGCCATGGAGGAGCTCGCGGCCGCCGGCGAGCTCGACGCGGTCGCGATGCGCCGCGTCGGGCAGCAGGCGAAAGTGCTCGCCGACGAGGGCGTCCAGCTCACCGCCGGGTTGCAGAACGTCGTCGACTGGTACGAGCGCACCCAGGCCGCCGGGGACGAGCTCGGCGGCTCCACCGACGAGCTCGGCAAGAAGGTCCAGACCCTCGCGGAGCGCTTCAAGAGCCTCGTCTCGCAGTCGAATACGGCGCAGCTCCGGGCGGAGTGGGAGCGGACCACTCTCGCGATGCGGGAGTTCGACGAGGCCCGGGACGAGCTAGACAGCGGCCACGCCGGGCTCTTCGGCCCGGAGGCGGTGCCGCAGATCGAGGCGATCGGCGCCGGCCTCCGGACCAGCCAGCTCGAGCTGGCGGAGTGGGGCCACCGCGCCCTCGAGGGCGGCGCCGCGCTCGAGCCGGTCCTCGAGCAGCTCAAGGCGATGGGCGCCGACCAGGAGCTGCTGAATTTCCTCACCGAAAAGTACGGCGGCGTCGCCGGCGAGGCGGCCCAGCAGACCGAGAGCTGGTCCCAGATCGTCCAGGACCTGGCGAACACGGTGGGAGCCATGGGCGGCCGCTGGGGCAACCTCCTGGGGACGATCACCGGAGGAATCGCGGGTATCGGCTCCGCGGTCGACCGGATCAACCTCGGCGCGGACAGGGGAGGCGGCCTCGGGGGCATCCTCGGAGGCTTCTTCGGCGGCGGGGGAGGCGGGCTCTCGGGCATCCTCAAGAACCTGAACGCGGGGATGCAGATCGCCTCTGTCGCCTTCGGCGTCGGGAAGGCGCTCCACGGGCTCTTCACGTCGTCCCCCGTGGAGCGTGCGGCGGAGGACGCCGGGAAGGCCCTGGGAGTCACCGTCAGCGACGCCCTGGCGGAGCAGATCGCCGAGGACGCCGAGCGTCTCGGAGACGGCGTCGCGGCCGCCCTCGTGAACCTCCCCGACGCGATCGAGGAGGCCGGCGGGGTCGCCGAGTTCGGGTTCGACCAGGCCGTCTCCTCCGCCCGTGACCTGTTCTCCCAGATCGAGACGGGCAAGCTCTCCGTCCGCGAGGCGGGCGAGGCGTTCGACGAGGTCTTCGGGATGCTGCTGCCGGAGGCGCTCGACGACGCCACCGGCCTGGCGAGCGCGTCGTTCCTCGAGCTGATCGAGCTGAACGAGCGCTTCGGCACGGAGTCCGCCGCCGTCGCCGACTTCGTCAAGGGCCAGCTCCAGAACACCCTCGGTGGGCTCAAGGCGTTCCTGGACAACGCCATCGTCTCCACCGAGGCGGGCGCCGCAGGTCTCTCGGGCGCGATCGTCGCCGCATTCGACGAGTTGCTCGCCCAGGGCGTCCCCGCCGCCGAGGCGGTCGAGCGCATCGGCCCCCTGGTCGACCAGCTCCGCCAGCAGCTCATCGACGCGGGCCTCGAGGGCTCCGCGGCGTTCGCCGCGCTCGAGGCCCAGGTCGCCGTCTACAGCCACGAGATCCAGGGCCCGGCGATCGAGGCTGTCCTCGGCCTCGGCCGGGCGATGGTCGGCCTGCACAACATGGGGCTGCTGAACCAGGAGACGTTCGCCGGTCTGGCGGCCGAGGCCGGCGCCACGTTCGCCGCCCTCCAGGAGCAGGGCCTGGCGACCCCGGAGGCGCTCGGAGCGATGCAGCCGACGCTGCAGCAGATCTGGCAGCTCCAGCGGGACTTCGGGTACGAGGTGGACGAGTCGACCCAGGCGCTCCTCGACGAGGCCGAGGCCGCCGGGCTCGTCGGCGACGCGCAGCGCGACGCGCAGGACCGCGCCGCCGAAGCGATGGAGAGGACCGCCGAGATCCTCGAGGCGCTCGCCGTGCACATGGGCGTCACCCTCCCCGACAGTGCCCGCCGCGGCGCTCGCGGGATCGAGGACGCCTTCCGCGGGATCCATCTCGAGCCGATCGACGTGCGCTACAACGACCCGGGCCCCCGGGGCGGCGGCGGGGGCCACGGGAACCCCGACGTCGAGGGCCGCAACTTCGCGATCGGCGGCGCCGACGACTTCGGCGCGGGCCAGGCGCATACGCTACACGGCCCGGAGGTGATCGCCCCCGCCGACCGCGAGAGCGCGATCGTGGACCAGCTCGCGGCCCGCATCAGCTCCAAGATGGGTGACGCCGGCGCCGGCGCCGGGAGCGAGCACCGCTTCGAGGTCGGCCTGCCCATGCTGAACGCCTTCTTCGAGGTCCTCTTCTCCGCCTCCCAGACCGGCCAGCTCCGGATCCACCGGGCCGCGGTGGTCGAGGGGAGCTGATGGGCCGCTACGCCTACCAGAACGTCCTCGACGCCTCGGGCGTGATCGCCACCCCCTCCGCCGTGCAAGCGGGCTTCCCGCTCCGCCGGCTCCTCGACTCCATGCCCTCGCTGGAGTGGCGGACCCCGGTGGGGTGGACGATCGGGCGCTTCAACGACCGTCTCGACTTCGAGCGGGCGAGCGTCCCCTACGCCGCCGTGCTCACCCACGGCACGTACGCCACCCCGGCGGAGATCGCGGACCACGTCGAGGCCCGGATGAACGCCGAGGACGCCAACAGCTACAACATCGTTCCGAACACCTCCTCGGGGCAGAGCCGGTTCCCGATCGTCGGGTCCGCCGCCTTCGAGCTCCGCTTCGCCACGGGCGCCAACAAAGCGCGCTCGATCGCCCTCGACCTGGGCCACTCCGAGGTCGACAAGACCGGAGCCAACAACTACGCGTCGAACACCGACGCCTACCACTCGCGGGCCTGGGTCGTCTTCGACCTCCTCTCCGCAGTGTCGCTCGCCTCGGCCTTCCTCGCCGCGCACAACCTCTCCGCCGGCGGGGTCGTGCGCCTCCAGGGGAACGCCACCGACGCCTGGACCGCTCCGACCCTCGACCAGGTCCTGGCCGTCGCCGGCGACAAGCGTCTGGCCTACTTCGCGGCCGTCGCTCACCGCTACCTCCGCCTGGTCGTCGACGACCGCGCGAACGCCGACGCATTCACGTCCGTCGGGATCCTCCGCGCCGGGCCCTACCTGGAGCCCGCCCGCGCCCAGAGCTACGGCGAGCCGCAGGGCCGGATCGGGCCGACCGAGCTGGTCCGGGCCGTGCAGGGCGCGGGGTACCAGGTGCGGCGCCAGCAGGGCGGGCGCTGGTCGATCCTCCAGGAGACCCTGGACGAGGCCGAGCGGGACGCCTTCGAGGCGCTGGGCGACGCGGTCCGTCTCGGGGGCGTCCTCATGTGGACCCGGACGCTAGCGGACCTTGCCGACACCCACTACGTGCGGCTCCTCAACCACGTGATGCCGGAGCGCCGCCCGGATGCGCCGGACCTCTGGCGCGTCGCGCTCGAGCTCGAGGAGGTCCTCGGGTGACGTCGCCGCTCGTGATCCCCGGCCGGCCCGGCATGGTCTCAGGCCTGCGGCCGCTGACGGAGCTGCGCGAGGAGACCGACGCCGCGATCGAGAGGCTCGTCGAGCTGCGGCTGGGCCGGCTGGTCACCGGGCGGTGGTCGCAGCACTCGGGCCCGGTGTGGACCGCGCCGTTCGCGGAGTACTTCGAGGGGGAGGAGCTCCACCCGGTGGCGGTGCGGACCCTGCGTGACGCCGGTCTCGAGCGTGTGGAGTCGCTGGCGGAGTGCAGCGCCGAACCGGGCACGTTCTTCCTGTCCAACGTCCCCGACGCCGGCCACCGCTGGGGGGATGGCGTTACGCGTTGGGGCTCGCACTACCTCGGGCTGCCGACGGCGCTCCACGAGTTCGAGGGGAACGGCCTGGACGCCACCGGCGTCCACCACCTGACCCCGTCGGGTAGCCCGGCCTTCGTCACGGGGCTGCAAGGTCAGGCGGTGCACCTCGACCGCGGTCCCTACTACTCGCTCCCCGCGGCCGCGGCGACGGCGTTCAACCCCGGCTCGGGCGACTGGACGGTCGCCGTCAAGACCCAGCTCCTGGAGGTCGGTTTCGGCGTGATCGCCTCGCACGGAGGCCTTGCCTCCCCGGCCCTGCCGGGCTGGCAGCTCCGGTTCGTCAATACTAGCGGCGGGAATCACCGCGTAGCCCTGACCATCGTCAAGCCGGACCTCTCGCAGATCGAGCTGACGTCCTTCAGTGCCTTGATTACGGTCGACGGCGAATGGCACGACATCGTCTTCGTCGCCGACAAGCTGGGAGCGGACACGGGCTACCTCTGGATCGACGGCGTCGTGAGAGATACGAAGGACCTCTCGAGCTACTCGACGATCGTCGCGGACACGGACTTCTACGTGGGTCGCAACGAGAACGGCGGCTTCTGGGCCGGGTACATCGACCAGCTCGGATGGTGGAAGGAGCAGGCGTGGACCGAGGACCAGGTAGTCCGCTACCGCTTCGCCCCCGTGGGCTCGCCTCCGGTCGGGCTCGTCATCGACGCGACCGGCACGCGGCCCCGCTGGGGCGCCTTCCCCCGCCTCTACGTCCACCTCGCCGACGCGACCTCGCCTGCACGGACCTCGGTGCTCGCCCAGGTCTCCGTCTGGCTCGGAGAGCGCGGCCAGGCGGTGCCGCAGCTTGGCCGCGAGAAGCTCACCGACGGCGGCTTCGATGAGTGGGACAGCAGCTCCGAGCTCACGCACTGGCCCGAGACCATGCCGTCGGGGTTCGCGCTCAGCCAGGAGACGGAGCTCGTCCGCAGCGGCTCCTTCGCCGCGAGGATCGACTGGGACGGCACCGTCGGCGTCAGCCTGATCGCCCAGGTGCAGACCGCCGTGATCGGAGCGTGGTACCGCGTCTCGGGAGAGTACCTGACAGGCCCGGAGAACGCCGCGGCCGACCCGATCCGGATCGGGGTTGGCAACGGCACGGACGGCTGGCTCCTCGCCGCCGGGCGATCGCCCGGCGGCGAAGGGGTCGACCTCCAGCGCACGGGGGGAGAGTGGCGCCGGTTCTACTTCGACGTCCTCGCCCACACCGCGGCGCCGCTCGTGCGGATCCTCGCGCGCTGCGCCTCGGGGGCGCCCGGGTTCCTCATCGTCGACCGGGTCTCCTTCCGCCCGATCTACTCCTGGCGCCAGGCGCAGGGGCGGCTGCAGGCCGGCTCTGCCCCCAGCGCCGAGGTCGGCACGAACGACTCGATCTTCGGCTCCGACCGCTCGGGCCGGGGGGAGATCGTGGCCGCAAACGGCGACGGCTGGCTGCAGCGGCTCCTCGGCTCGTTCCACGCGTCGGGGCAGCCCGCCACCTTCTACGAGGGCGGCCGCTTCCGGAACGGGCAGCCGGTCCCGGCGGACGACTGGCGCCCCATCTTCACCGGCCGCACCGAGAAGCCCGTCGTCACCGACACCGCGGTCCGGATCGCGCTCAGGGACATCCGCGGCGAGCTGCACCGGCTCATCCCCCCGCGCGTTTACACGCGCCTCGACCATCCCAGGCTCGTGGACTCGGCGGACGGGGCGCGTCGCCCGATCTTCTTCGGGCCCGCAACCGGAATCAGCCCCGTCCGCATCGACCACACGGACGACGGGCTCGGGATCTACGAGATCGCCGACACCGGGTGGGACCTGCAGGCGCCGATCGCCCCTGCCGGGCTCAAGGCCGTCGACGCCGTCTACGCCTACACCTCGACCGACGCCGCGGACCGCCACGACGCGACCCAGCGCGCGACCCTCGCCGCCGGCGTCGACTACTCCGTGGACCTGGCCAAGGGCACCCTCACCGTGCTGAGCCACGTGAGCCCTGTGATCTTCCCCGACGACCGCTTCCTGGACTTCGACGTCGGCGGGTCGATGCTCAGCGCCGTCGTCGCCGCCGGCACCTACGCCTCGGCCGAGGCGCTCGCCGCGGCGCTCCAGGCGGCGATCCGCACGGCGATCGGAGGCGGGGACGTGACCGGCCTGGCCGAGTTCGACCTCGAACTCGGCGCCTACCGCGTGGGGCGGTCGTCAGGCACGTTCAACCTCCGCTCCGAGTCCGGGCCCAACCGCGACCTCGGGCTCTACGAGACGATCGGGATCGCCGCCTCCGCGGACCAGACCGGCATGTCGTCGTATCTCGGGAGCCAGGTCCTGGTGGACGTCGACGACGTGCACGTGATCCGCGTCGACGCCCAGGGCTACCAGGACGACGCGAGTGGCACCTACACCGGAAGCGCCTCCGGCCTCGTGACCCTCGGAGCCGACGTCGTCCGGCTGCTCTGGCATCGTCTCCTGCAGCGGCCGCTGTCGTCGATCGACGAGCCCTCGTTCGCCGCGGCCCGGACCCTGCGGCCGGCGCCGCGCGGCCGCTACCAGCGCACCGCGATCTCCACCGGCGACGTCTTCCAGCGCCTGCGGCTGTCGACCCTCTCCGACCTGGTCATCGACGGCGCCGGCGTGATCCACTACGTCCCCTACACCTCGACGGTGCCGAGCGGCGCCGAGGTCCTGGAGGACCGCGACTACCTCTCCTGGTCGATGGCGCGGCCGCTGCGGGACGTCTTTTCCGAGATCGTCATCGAGTTCGGCGAGGACCCGGCCACGGGTGCGGTGGCCACCCGACGGTGGCTGTCCCCGGAGGTGGCCCTCACGGCAGGCCGACCGGACGGACACGCCGAGCGGGTCTACCTGACGGTCGGCAACGACGCGCAGGCGCTCGCGCGGGACCTGGCGATGATCTCGGCCGCGCAGCCCCGCGAGGTCGTGTGCTCGCTGAAGGCCCGACTCCGCGATGCCCGGCCTGGTGACATCGTCCGCCTGACCCGGCTCGAGGGCGCCCTCGACGCGACCGGACAGCTCGTCCTGGTGCCGTTCAGGATCGCGTCGGTCGTGGCTGCGGAGCGGGTCCAGCTTCGCCTGGTGGAGCTGGTAGAGATCGGGAGCTGAGCATGGTCACGAGGAAGAGCAGCGTCTGGACGGAGGGCTACCCGCCGACCACGAGCCCGGCGGAGCCGCTCGACGAGGGCCCGATCAGGGACATCCACGACTCCATCCCGATCTCGCTCCTGGGCCAGAACTGGCTCCCGCCCCCGCACTTGTGGAGCGACGGCGCCTCGGCGGCGCCGGACTACTACCTCCCGCTCGGCACCGGCGTGGCGATCGCGCGCGAGACCACGATCGTGAAGATGCCCGGTTTCGGCGGGATCCAGTCGAGCGCGAAGGTCACGGCGGGCGGCGGTGACAACGGCTCGCTGCGGCACCGCTTCATCCAGCCGGGGAGCTTCGGCCGCTTCCACTTCCTGCGGGGCATGGACTTCAGCGTCGCCGTGTGGGTGAAGACGAGCGAGGTGGGGACCGTCCTGCTCATCGTCGACGACGGGGACGTCCTCACGACCAGCACGGCCCACACGGGCTCTGGCACCGGCGGAGTCGACGGGGACGGCTGGGAGCTGCTACAGGTGACGCATCCGATCAGCGCAGCCGCCGATCGGCTCGAGTGCCGCGTCCGTGGCCCGGCCAGCTCGGTCTTCTACGTCGACGCCGGGATGGCCTGTCCCGGGCCGATCCGCCCCGCCGCCTGGCAGCCCTGCCCGACGATCGTCGCCCGTCTCCCCTGGGTCTACGCTGGAGGCCTGGCGGCCGGGAACGGCGCGCTCGACGTCCAGCACACCCTCGACCGTCCCGGACTCGCGGTGGCCTGGTACCTGCGGGCGAAGACGGGGCCCTCGGGTGCCGACTTCGAGGCGCAGTTCCGCAAGGGTGGCGCCACGGACCTCTTCAGCACGGCCCCCACGATCGCGGACGGCCAGACGGTGGGGGAGGCGGGCGGGGTCTCCGGGGACTACCTGGCCCGCTGCCTCGGACGTCGCCAGTACGTCGAGCTCGACGTCGACACCGTCTCCGGCGTGGAAGGCCTGAACGCGCAGCTCGTCGTGATCCACCCCTGGCGTCCGCACGAGCACCTCCTCGACTTCGACGAGATCGACTGATGCCCTTCGTCGCGACCCTCTTCCCGAACGCGAACAAGGACGACGGCACCGGCGGAGGGAACTGGGGTACCCAGGGCTCGTCGATCGGCGGCGGCGCCGCCTGGGAGCAGGTGAAGAGCGTCGACGGGGGCTACTGGGCGCGCGACGACGCCGGGAGCGAGTCGAGCTTCGCGACAGCCACTTTCTACCTCGACGCCCTACCGGTGTTCGCGCGCCGCATCACGGGCGACCCTGCGGCGCCGCCGGTGAAGGTGCGCGGGTGGTGGCTCGAGACGTCGCCGGCGACGGATGTCGAGGCCACGCACGGGATCGGCTACAGCGCCGCGACCACCATACAGACGCCTTTTGCCGTGCCGGGCACGCCGGCCTCGGAGTTCTCCGCGTTTTCGGTCGCGGAGAACCCCGACGGCCCGCGGCCCTGGGTCGTGGAGGACTTCAAGGGGACCAGCTCGGACGCCTACGCGATCATCGAGGCCGAGCGTCCGGCGTCCGACTACATCGGCTGCGACCGCGTGACGGTCGAGGTCCGCTTCGAGCGCGACCCCCAGGCGGGTATCTACGACCTGGTCGGGCCCTACCTTCCCCTGCCCCTCGCCGCGCTCCTCGGCGGCCTGGCCCACGCCCGCGTCGACCTGCGCGCCCTCGCCGGCGCCGTCTACCGGCTCTCGGGGCGTCGGCTCTGGTGGGACGTCGCCGAGGACCTGGAGCTCGAGCGGGAGCTGCGGTCGCTCCGGTGGCCCAGGGTGGTCGACCTCGGGTCGCGGCCGCGGCCGCGGCCGCTCCGCGCCTAGCGCGACAGCCTGAGCGCGTTGTTCGTCGCGTCCGCGACGGCGAGGACCGCGACAGCGACGGCGAGGATCCGCCCCCAGCGCCTGGTGCCGGCGTCGTCGCTCTTGATCATGCTGTCGAGCCCCCAGAGGGCGGCGCCGTAGAGCGCGGGCTTGGCCGCCCAGCGCGCGGCGCGGGAGCGCATCAGGGGGTTGCCCTCGGCGAGGCCCGGCCTGGCGAGAGCGACCTCCGTCAGGACGCTCGCCGTCGCGCCGCCGGCGATGGTCACGCCCCGGGTCCAGGAGGCGAAGGCCTGCGCCTCGTCGAGCTGGTCCGCCGTGATGATGCGGGCGATCGCCACGTCGGCGCGATCGGGCGGAGCAGGTGGCCCGGCCAGCTCGAGCGGAGCGGCCGGAGGGGAGAGAACGGCCAGGACGACGGCCACGGCAGCGAGCTCGACCACGGGTGCCTCCCGTGGTCGCTGAACCGTCCCAGAGACCGTCCCGGAGCAACGTAAGCGACTGAGCCAGCTCTAAACGTCCCGGATTTTGAGTCCGGCGCGTCTGCCAGTTCCGCCACTCCGGCTGAGTGGTTTCAGCGACCTACAGCGATTTGGCCTCGGGCTAAACGCCCTAAACCAGGGTTATCCGTCTGAGAACCGTCCCAAGAACCGTCCCAAAGCACCGCTCGGGACCGCCCAGGACCGCCCACCAACCTACTACGGCTCGCCCGGACCGATGCCCAGGCCGGGGCCCGATCGTCGCTCCTGCGCCCCCTGATGCGGTCGGTCACTTCAGCTTCGCCCGCTTCCGGGCGGCCTCCCGGAGCGTCGCCTCGTCGACGATCGCGTAGCGCCGGTAGATCGCCTCGGTCGCGTGCCCGACCATCGCCATCGCCGCGGCGCGCGGCACCCCCGACCGCTCGAGGTTCCGGACCGCGGTGCGTCGGAAGTCGTGGAGGAGCTTCCCGGGCACCCCCGCCGCCCTGCAGGCGGCCCGCCAGGCGCCGTACATGCTCCGGATCTGCCGCCCGGAGCGGTGGAACACCCAGGGGCAGATCCGGGCCTCGCGCTGCTCGAGCACGTCCGTCCGCCGGCGCTGCTCGAGCAGGACCTGGCGCAGCTCGGGGAAGTCGCGGAACGGGAAGAGCCGGCCGCGGTGGTGGACGTCCTTCGTCTCGCCCGGATCGAGCCGGAGCCAGCCCTCCCGCAGGTCGACGTGCTTCCACTGGCGGCTCAGCACCTCGCTCCGCCGCCAGCCGGTGAGGTAGTAGGTCAGGATCACGGGCCGGAGGTCCTCGTCCAGGTGGGGGAGGACGGCGTCGAGCTGGGGGCGCTCGAAGAAGCCCGCCCGCCCCGGCGGCTCCTGCAGCAGCTCCACGGGGGGGACGTAGCCGACCAGCCGCATCTTGTACCCGAGCCGGAAGGCGCGGCGGAGCGCCGCGAGCTCGCGGTTGACCGTGGCGTTCGCGGCGCCCTCGGCCAGGCGCGCCGTGACGTACCCCTGGATCCGCTCCGGGCCGATGGTGGCCGCTGGCTGCGTGCCGAAGGCCACCGTCAGGCGCTTCAGGCACCGGGTGACGTCGGCGATCGACCGGCGCCGGTTGGCGGCGTAGTCGCGCTCGACGAGCTGCGCCAGGTCGGCCCAGGTCGTGCGCCGGAGCTCGGGGGAGACGAAGGCGCCGCGGTCGGCCGCCACCAGGCGCTTCCGCAGCAGCTCCTCGGCCTTCCGCACCTGGTGGCGCGGCAGGCCCGTGTTCTCCCGCACCACCCGCCCGCCGACGTAGTACTGGATCCGGATCGTCGGCCGGTCCTCGTCGAGGACGGTGCCGGTGCCGCGGCGGCCGCCCTTCTTCTCCGCCGGGAGGTCGCGGCCGCAGTGCCGGCACACGACCGCCGCCGCCTGGATCTCCTCGGCGCAGAACGGGCAGCGCTTCATGGGACCTCTTCACTGGAGACTAACGCACGAGGGTCGCAGCTCGAACAGAACGGCGGCCCAGGGCGGAGCCTGCGGGAACCCTGACGGAATATGTCAGGGTGCGCCGCACACCCTGCCCGCCCCTCATGCGTCGACCTAAGCTCCCTTGCGCTTCAGGTAGTCGGCCAGGGCCTCATTCACGGTCGCCTGCAACGTCGTGTCGTGCTCCACGGCGTAGCGGCGCGCCCGCTTGTGCAGGTCCGGCTCTAGCCGTATCGACGTCGGCTGCAACAACCCTTCTTTCGCTCTCGGTCTTGCCTTCGCCATCGACGATGGCCCCCCCTTGTGGCGCACCCAATATAGAACGTGAGCGTGGTATAGCGCAAGTCCTATTGCTTGACGTGGCGCAATAGCGCACGTAGTATGTAGTGCGAGGCAAGAGTAAGGAAGATGGCTGCGCCGAAGCGTGTCACCGACAACGAGGTAGTCCAGGCCATCAGGTGTTGGCGCGGCAACGTCGCCGCGGCGGCGGATGTCCTCGGGATGCAGCCTCGAAACCTCCGGAAACGCTTGGACTCGCTACAGGTCGACCTCGAGCGGATCCGCGAGGAGAGCCTAAAGGACCCGGTCCTATCGAAGGGACCCGGTCCTATCGGCCCCAAGGCGGCCACCGAGGCTCGATCTGTAGTCGAGTCCTTTCCACGGCGCATCGCAGTCACTAGCTTGGCTCACGTGAACGACGCGGCTACCGCCGAGCTCCCGATCAAGGCGATTCGTCCGAGGCGGACGCCGCTGCGGCTGCTCCCAGAGCACCAGGACCAGCTCCGGGACGCCAAGCTGGACTTCGGCGCCCGCTTCCGGCTGGAGACTGACGAGAACGCGATCCTCAACCAGTTCTTCGAGGAGGAGTTCGAGGCATGGCGGACGAAGAAGCTCGACAGGACCGAGGGTGGCGAGTGACGAGCCTCCAGGCGCTGCGGGCCGAGGCCCTCGCGGAGGGTCAGGCCCCATGAAGCCCGCCCTCCGCGTCACGAAGGATTACGACATCTTCGACCTGCACGTGCACAACCGCGAGATCCGGACGAAGGCCCATCTGTTCAGGTCGATGAAGCAGCACGGGTTCATGCCGTCGTCGCCAGTCCAATGCGTACAGGAAGGGTCCGGAAGGCTCCAGGTCATCCGAGGACACCACCGCATCTTGTTCGCGCGGCAGCTCGGGTTGCCCGTCTGGTACGTCGTCGACGACTCAAACACGGACATCTACGACCTGGAGGCCGACAGCAGCAACAGCTGGAAGCTTCGCGACTTCGTGGTGAGCTATGCGAGTGCCGGTCTACCCGCATACGCGAAGATCCTGGATTTCCAGCGGGAGCACGGCATCACCCAGCAGATCGCGATCAATCTGCTTGGCGGGCAAGGGGCTCGCAGTAACAACAGATTGGAGCAGGTGAAGAGGGGAACTTTCGCGATTGCTGAAGATCTCTCCCACGCGCACGCGGTTGTCGATGTCGTGGGCCACCTCCGATCCGGCGGCGTCGCCTTCGCCTCACAGTCCAACTTCGTCGCTGCGCTATCAAGTGCTCTTCGCGTCCCCGAGTTCGACGCGAAGTTGCTCAAGCACCGCTTCACGCAGGCCCCGGGACTCCTCCAGCCGAGGACGTCCATGGAGGGGTACCTGGACGAGGTGGAGGCTCTCTACAACCACGGAGCCAAGGGGAGGCGCGTGCCGCTTAAGTTCCGGGCCCGCGAGGTCGCGCGAGAGCGCCAGGCTACCTTCGGCGGGAGGATCACTCGAGCCCGCAGCAAGAAGGGCGAGGACGAGGCCGGCCAGTGACGAGCCTCCAGGCGCTGCGGGCCGAGGCCCTCGAGCTGATCGCGAGCGGGCACAAGAAGATCGCTGAGGGGAACGTGATCCTCGCGCGGCTGGAGATGTCGACGCCGTCGCCGGCGTCGAACGGGCGCGGGCTCCCCGACCTGATCAGCCTCGAGGCCGCGCTGGAGCTGATCCCGACGCCGATGCGGCGCGAGACGCTGATGCGCCAGGTCGGCGGCATGTCGTGGGTCCGACGGCCGAGCAAGCGGAAGGTCGTCTTCGAGCGCGTCGGGTTCACGCGCTGGCTGGCGTCCCGGTGAGCCCCCTCGAGGACCTGCTCCGCGCGCAGCAGCCCACGCCACTCCAGAAGGCGATCGGCGAGGCGGCGACGACGCTCAGCGTCCTGGGGCCCCTGACGGGGGCCGTGTACCACTCCACGCCGGCGCTCCAGCTGCGGATCCTCGACGAGATCCAGGACGCGCTGGTGAAGGCCGCTGGGCAGATCGCCGAGGCGCGGTGCGTCGTCGAGGCGGGGATCGAGCGCGAGCTCGCGGGGCCGTCCCGGTGAAGGCCTGGCTCCGGGGGCTCGCACGTCGAGCGCTCCACGTGGGCCTGCCGCGGCGCCCGATGACGCACGGGGTGCCTCCGCTGCCGAAGCCCCTGCCCTCCCCGCCGCCGGCGCCGCCGCGCCCGGAGCCCACCGGCCCGCTCGCGCGGAGCTGGTGGCGTTGGTGGCAGCCGCTCGAGCGGCTGGCCACGTCGATCGCCGGCCAGGCCCCGCGGTACTACGACGCCGAGGTGTTGGCGCGGCGCGCCTTCTACGCCGGCGCCCGGGCGGCGCTGTCGATCATCGACGGCAAGGCCGAGGACCTCCCCGTCGACGCCGAGCCGACCGAGGACCAGGTCGGCGCCGCCGAGGAGCGCTTCGTCCGCATGCTCGAGGAGCTCGAGGTGTACCGGTGAGGCGCGGGAGCCGCCGGGTACCGTGGAAGCCCGAGGACGAACTCTTGCTCCTCGCGCGCTACCCGCACGAGCCGACGAGCCGCGTCGCTCGCGACCTGCGGCGCAGCGCGGCTGCCGTCTCGAGCCGCGCGTTGCAGCTCGGCCTGGCCAAGAGTCCAGAGTACCTGGCGAGTCCGGAGGCGTGCCGCCCGCCGGGTTGGGCGCCGGGGCGCATGGCGGAGACGCAGTTCAAGCCGGGGGAGCGCCGGGGCGTCGCTGTCCGCCTGTACAAGCCGATCGGCCATGAGCGGTTGAGCAAAGAGGGCTACCTCCAGCGGAAGATCCACGACGGGCTCCCCCGGCAGAGTCGCTGGCGCGCGGTCCACCTGCTCGTCTGGGAGGCGGCGAACGGCCCCTTGCCGCAGGGACACGTCGTCGCGTTCCGCAACGGCGACAAGCGGGACATCCGCCTCGAGAACCTGGAGTGCATCCCGCGCCGCGAGCTGATGCGGCGGAACACGATTCACCGGCTGCCGCAGCCGCTGGCCGAGACGATCCAGCTGCTGGGCGCGCTCAACCGCCAGATCCGGCAGCGCCAGAAGAGGTGCGCAGCGTGAGGAATAAGATCACCGACCTGAGGAACCACCTCTTCGAGACGCTCGAGCTGCTGAAGGACAAGGACGAGCCGATGGAGCTGGACCGGGCCCGGGCCGTCGCCGACGTCTCGCGCGTCATCGTCGACACGGCGAAGGTCGAGGTCGAGTTCCTGAAGGTCACGGGGGCGATCCGCAGCACGGAGTTCCTCCCCGACGGACTCGAAGCCGGCCAGGAGAAGCCGACGCCGCTGCTCCGGGTCGGCGGCCAGAAGCCGAGGCGCGCGTGAAGATCCGCCTGCGCTCGACCGACCGCCTCGACCACGGGTCGCCGCCTTCGCGCGTCTGGAAGGGCCGGACGGAGGACGGGGTCCCTGTCGTCGCGTTGGTGCTGCTCCTCGCGTCGCCCCGCGACGACGAGGAGCCCGAGGTCCTCGAGCGGACGCGGGCCGCGCTCCAGACCCGGATCGAGTCCTCGGCCGTGATCACGATCCCGATCGCCCAGGCCGCCGCGGCGGCGCCGGGCCCGGACGGGCCGATCGCGGGCGAGTGGCGCAGCTACCGCGAGGGAGTCCTGCCCGCCGAGGCGCCCGACGTCCAGGTCCTCGAGACCAAGCGCGCGTTCTACGCGGGCGCGTGGGCGCTGCTGCAGCTGATGCTCAACCTCGACGAGGGCACCCTGGACGCGACCGATCAGGACCTCCGGGTGATGGACGTCATCCACCAGGAGCTCCAGTCCTTCGGCGCCGGTGGAGGCCTCGATCTCGACGTAACCGGAGGTGGCCCCGGGCAGTAGACCGGCCCGCCGACTTCGAACCCCGTAGGAGGAACAGGATGCCTGCGCCAACCGAACAGCGAAGCTCTGCCCCGGACCGGATCCGGACTGTCTGCTGCGTCTGCAAGGAGCTGATCCAGGACGGGGCGACGCCCCACGGGCTCGTGTCGCACGGGGTCCACCCGGGCGAGTGCGCGCGCCGGCTGCGCGACGGCGAGGCCGCGTGACGGCCGGGGAGCAGCTCGAGAAAGAGTATCCGGCGCAACACCGACTCCAGCAGCTCGAGGACGCCTGGCGCCAGTGCCCGCCGGGGAGCCACGAGCAGCGCGCCCTGGCCCTGCTGCGCGCGGCCGCCGCGCAGAACCGGCACTACATCGAGCTCCAGCAGCGGGCGCACGCGGACCGGCGCCTGCTGGAGAAGTGCCGGCACGTCCTCAACGGCGTCGCGTCTCAGATCGTGAGTCACGACCGCGTCTATCGGCCCCTGGTCGACGAGATCGACAACAGGTTCGGGGCCGGCCGGGGCCGGTGGAGCGGGTGCGGGCCGGGTGGCGGCCGCGCCGGCCGTTCGGGCGCCCATGAGCGCCCGGTGACGCCACTCGCCGAGACCGGCGGGCGCCGGCGCTGCCGCTACTGCGGCCGGCCGATCCGCTTCGCTCTGCTCCCGGACGGGCGCCAGGTGCCGTACGACCCCGAGCCCAACCCGGCGGGCAGCCTGGTCTTCGAGCGAGCGCGGACGGAGTCCGGCGACGAGCTGGCGCTCCGCCGGGCCGTGTTCGCCGCGCTCGGCGAGCGGCCGGGTGAGGCGCGCTACCTGCCGCACCGGAGCAGCTGCCCGGCTCGTGCCGCCCGCCGGCGGCGCCGCGGCGGGCGGCACTCGCCCGGCCGCCGCCAGCGCCATCTCTTCGGGGGGACACCTTGAGCGCCCGCCTGCTCCGCTTCCCGCCCGGCTCGGCTCCGCGCCTGCTCGTCGTGCCCGGTCGCGTCGGTCGCCTCCGTCGCTTCGCGTTCGCCCGGATGCGCCTCGAGGTCTGGCTCCGGGTGCGGCTGTACCGGTACCGCCGGTGGAGGAGGCGCCTGTGATCGGCGAGATCTTCGATGCCGTCGCCGCGAGACTGATCTGGGGGATGTGGGGGGTGTCGCTGATCGCCGGCGCCGCCGGCGGTGCGGTCCTCCTCGGCGCCGGCTGGGTCTGGGGATACCTCTCGCGCTGCCGGGACGAGCGCGAGGCGCAGCTGAGCGACGAGTGGCGTGCGGAGCGCGCGCGCCAGGAGCAAGTGGCCGAGGAGGACTCCGCATGAGCGCCGTCCGCGTGTGCCGGGTCAGAGCCCATCAGCAGGCCCCGCTGCACGTCCGTGGCGACGACGTCGTCTGCCGGTGGTGCGGGCCGGTCCGTCGCTGGCTCGTGGTCGACGGGCTCGGCGCGCCGCTGGAGGCGTTCCGCGACGACCGCGAGCGCCCCGAGGTGAGGCGCCGGATGTCGGAGGCCCGCAAGCGGGCGTTGGCCGACCCCGAGGTGAGGCGCCGGATGTCGGAGGCCAGCAAGCGGGCGTTGGCCGACCCCGAGGTGAGGCGCCGGATGTCGGAGGCCAGCAAGCGGGCGTGGGCCGACCCCGAGGTGAGGCGCCGGATGTCGGAGGCCAGCAAGCGGGCGTTGGCCGACCCCGAGGTGCGGCGCCGGATGTCGGAGGCCCGCAAGCGGGCGTGGGCCGACCCCGAGGTGCGGCGCCGGATGTCGGAGGCCAGCAAGCGGGCGTTGGCCGACCCCGAGGTGAGGCGCCGGATGAGCGAGGCCCAGCAGCGACGCCGCAATCGCGAGCGTCAGAGGAGGCACTGAGTGGAGACGACGACGGCCGCACCCTCGATCGAGATGATCGAGCTCCGGAGCCTCTCGGAGCACCCGCAGAACCCGCGGAAGACGTTCGACGCCGAACGCCTGGCCGAGCTCGTCGAGAGCGTGCGGCAGCAGGGGATCCTCAACCCCCTGCTGGTCCGACCGCTGGACCCGGCCGCCCCCGACGGCGGGTACCAGATCCTGGCCGGCGCCCGGCGCTTCCGCGCGGCCGCGAAGGCCGGCCTCCCCCAGGTCCCGGCGATCGTCCGGGACCTCGACGACACCGCCGCCTTCGAGGTGGTGGTCATCGACAACCTGCAGCGCGCGGACCTCCACCCGCTCGAGGAGGCCTACGGCTACCACCAGCTGATGCGGCCGAGCGTGGGCTACAGCGTGGGTCGCGTGGCGGACCGGGTCGGCCGGTCCATCTCCTACGTCTACGACCGGCTGAAGCTGTTGAGCCTGACGAAGGAGGCTCAGCAGCTCTTCCGCGAGGGGGCGATCACCACCGCTCACGCGGTCATCCTCGCGCGCCTGACGCCGGCGGACCAGAAGCGTGCGATCGGCAAGCCCGGTGAAGGCCCGCTCCTCGAGCGCGAGCGAACTCTCTTCGACCCGACGGACAAGTCTTCGCGCGACTCCGTCAAGCCCATCAGCGTCCGTGAGCTCCAGGCCTGGGTCGACAAGCACGTCCGCTTCGACGCCACGGCCGCCGATCCGATGCTGTTCCCGGACACTGTCGAGGCCGTCCAGGAGGCGAAGGAGGAGGAGCTCAAGATCGTCCCGATCACGCACGACCACAACGTGATCCCCTCGGCGAAGGACGGCTCGAGGACCTACGGGCCGCAGTCGTGGCGCCGCGCCGGCGGAGCCGGCTCGAAGAAGTGCGACCGCGCCGTGCAGGGCGTGATCGTCGTCGGGCCCGGACGCGGGCAGGCGTTCCCCGTCTGCATCGACAAGAAGAAGTGCGCCGTGCACTGGGGCAAGGAGCAGCGCGCGGCGAAGAAGCGGGCCGGCCAGGCGGCGAAGGGAGGCACGACCGGCGAGGACCGCTGGCGGATCGAGCAGCGCAAGCGCGAGGAAGAGCGCAAGCGCGAAGAGGCGGAGAGCGCCCGCTGGAGAAGGGCCGTGCCGACCATCCTCGAGGCGATCGCGACCTCGGTCAAGAAGGCTCCGGTGCGCGCCAGGGGCCAGCTCGCCGACCTGATCCTGAGGGACGTGCGGTACACGAGCTACGGCGCCCTCCCGCTCGAGACGGTGGCGGATCTGGTCCCGCTCGGCCAGACCGCCGAGGACCTGGTGCGCCACGTCGGCTTCGTCATCCTCGCTAATTCGGCGCAGGAGTACGTCGCGCACCGGTCCTTCCCGAGGGTGGCGAAGGCCTTCGGCGTCGACGCGCGGAAGATCCTCGACGAGGTCGCGCCGGAGCCGAAGGAGCCGGCCGCCGCCGCGGCGCCGGCGAAGAAGACCAGGAAGGCGGCGAAGAAGGCGCGCGGCCGCCGTGGGTGAGGACCGGCTGCAGCTGCGCGCCCTGAGCCTCACTCAGCCCTGGGCCTCGCTGGTCGCCCTCGGCGTCAAGCGTCTCGAGACGCGCTCGTGGCAAACCGCCCACCGGGGCCCTCTCGCGATCCACGCGTCGTGGGGCTTCCCCCCGTCCGCCCGGCGCCTGTGCGAGGAGGAGCCTTTCCTCCGTCTCCTCGACGGGGCAGGCCTCGACGAGGACACACTCCCTCGCCGGGCCGTGCTCGGCGTCTGTCGGCTGCTGGGCTGCCATCTCATCACCGAGCTCGAGGCGCAGCGCATTGCCCACCTCGGGGCCGGTGAAGAGCTCCACCTGGGCGTCCGCTTCGGCGCCGCCGTCGTCACCCGCGTCGAGGCCGCGCTCGGCGACTTCAGCGCACGCCGCTACGCCTGGACGCTGAGCGAGCCGCGGCTCTTCAGCCGGCCGTCACCGGCTTCCGGCCGTCTGGGCGTCTGGCGGTGGGAGACGCCGGTCAACTTCCGCGACCTCGAGCCTGAGATCGCGGCCCTACTCCAGGAGGGTCGGTGAGCGAGAGCGAGACGCCGCAGCAGCGGGCACTCCGGATCGTCCGGCTCGAGGTGGAGCGGAGCGGGGGCACCCCCGGGGAGGTGACGCTCTCGACGCCCCTGCGGGACCTGGGGTTCGACTCTCTCGACCTGCTCGAGCTCCAGGTCTCCCTCGAGGACGAGTTCGATGTCGAGATCCCTGCCCCCGTCGTCCAGCCCGACTGGATCGTTGCCGGTACTACGGTCGGGGAGCTGATCCTCCAGGTCGTGGGGCGAGAGCAGGGCAGCGCATGAGGAACCCGCGCGAGCGCCTGGTGCGCCACGTCCAGGAGCTGGAGCGCCTCGAGGAGGCGAAGCGCGAGGCCGCGGATCGGCTGCGCGACGCCTACAAGGCGGCCGGCGACAACGGCTTCGACGTCGGGACGATCAAGGTGGTGCTCCGGCTCCGGCGCATGACGCCGGCGCAGCGCCAGGAGAAGCGGGCCCTCGAGGCGATCTACATGGCAGCCCTCGGGATGCTCGAGGGCGAGCCGCTTCCGGACGAGGCCCGCCGCCGCCTGGACGACCGGCCGCCGCCGGCCGAGGAGGCGCCTGGGCGGACCTCCACCGACGCCAGGCCAGCGCCTCCCCCTGACCCGGCGCCCGGTCAGATCCCGATGGAGCTGAAGGACCCGGCCGAGGCGCGCGCCGAGGGCAGCGCCGCGGCCGAGGAAGGGAAGCGCATCTACGACAACCCCTATCCCGCAGGCGACCCCTGCCGCGCCGCCTGGGACGAGGGCTGGTGCGCGAAGAAGAAGTCTCACGGCATGGAGACCCCGGCGGCGTACCAGCGACGGACGGCGAAGAAGCCGGACGCCGAGGAGGACGCCGGCGAGAAGAAGGGAGCGTCCTGATGCACCAGCCGCGGCGCACGCTCGAGCGCGACTCCGTCGCCGGCGCCCTCGAGCAGCTCCAGGAGTTCGCCGACATCCGCCGCCCCGAGGACGTCGACGAGCCGATCCTCGCGCCTCGCGTGGCGAACGCCGTCCACGAGTGGATGGTCGAGATCAGCAACGCCGACGAGCTCACGGCCGTCGGCTGCGAGCCGAGGCGCCTGGCGCTGCTGTACGGGCCACCCGGGACCGGCAAGACCACCCTCGCGCACCACGTCGCGTCCCGCTTCGGCCTGCCGCTCGTCGCAGTCCAGTCGGAGCGGATCATCGAGGGCTACCTCGGCAGCACGGGTCGCAACCTGGGGACCCTCTTCGACGGGCTGCGCGCGGTGGAGCGCGACTGCGTCCTGCTCCTCGACGAGTTCGACGCCCTGGCGATGCAGCGGTCCTCGGGGAAGATGCAGGGCGCCCAGCAGGAGCGGAACCAGTTCCTCACCGTCCTGCTCCGTCGGATCGAGGACTTCCGCGGCGTCGGTCTCGCGGCCACGAACACGAAGGACGTCATCGACCCCGCCATGTGGCGCCGCTTCGGGTTGCAGATCTCGGTCGACCTCCCCGGAGAGGAAGAGCGGTTTGCGATCCTGCGCAAGTACGCCCTCCCCTACGACCTGGAGGACTCCGCGATCGACGTCCTCGTGCGCGTCACCCGCGGCTGCAGCCCGAGCCTCCTCCGCCAGCTCATGGAGGGGATGAAACGGACGCTGGTCCTGGCCCCTCGGCTCCAGCTGGACGTGAGCGCCCCGGAGCGCGTCTTCGCGCACGTCCGGTCCTCGATCGCCCCGCCCCCCGAGCTGGAGCAGCCGCCGCTCTGGTCGGACGCCCGCGCGATCGAGGAGGTCAGGGGCATCGCCTGGCCGCCCAGGAAGGCCAACTGACGTGAGTGACGATCCGAAGCTGCGCGCAGAGTGGTTCTGGGTAGACCGCTGGGACGGCTCAAACGGGAAGCTCCTACCCCTCGCCCCTCGTGGGCTCTACCGCGAGATGCTCACGCAGGCGTGGCGGCGGGGTGCGCGGCTCCCGAACGACCCGGAGGCGATCCGGCGCGCCTGCGGCGTCACTGCGCGCGAGTGGCGCGCCTGCTGGCCCAAGGTGGCCCCCTTCTGGCGGGTCGAGGGCGACGTCCTGGTCAACAACACGCAGCTCGAGGTCTACGCCGAGGCGGTCGCCCAGGTCGAGAAGAACCGGACCCGAGCGAAGCGGGCGGCCAACGCGCGCTGGGGAAGCTCGAGCAATGCTCGAGGATATCCTCAAGCACATGCTCAAGCATTGCCCGAGGAGATGCTTGAGCAATGCCCTCCGTCTCCGTCTCCGTCTCCGGTATCACCCTCGCTACGCTCGGGTGACACTCCCGCCGCGGCGCTGGCTGGCTGGCGGTCCTTTACCACGGTACAACGGCCGCCAGCCCGCCAGCGCCCCGCGAGGGAGGGCTCGCCGCCGCCTGGGAACGGCCACGCCGGCGCCCTGGAGTTCGACCCCAGCAACGACCTGGAGGCGACGCTCGCGGCCTACTGCGAGCAGCTCGCGGACCTCGAAGCGACACGAGACGGACGCGAGACAGAGCCTGACGACGCGTCGCAAATGCTCGCTGTCGTGAGCACGACAGCGAAGGGTAAACGCCTCGACGGCCTGGCCGGGGCGCCGGCGGCCTGGCTCGCCGTCAGTATCCGCCAGGCGGAGCGCTTCGCCCTCGACGAGTACGGCGTGGACCTGTCTGAGATGGTCTTGCGCCGATCAAGCCCCCCCGGAGGAGGTGAGTGAGCGTGATGCTGAAGGTGGGCGCCGGGTTCCAGCTCGCGATCGAGCACGTCGAGGACGTGGTCGCGATCATCGGCCGCCGCGGCCGCGGGAAGACGTCGACCGCTACCGTGCTCGTCGAGGAGCTCCACCGCGCGCGGCACCGGTTCTGCGTCGCGGATCCCGTCGGCGTCTGGCACGGGCTCAAGTCCTCGAGTGACGGGAAGTCCCCGGGTCTCCCGGCGATCGTGATGGGCGGCGATCACGGGGACGTCCCCCTCGAGGCGACGGCGGGGCGCGTGATCGCCGACTTCGTCGCGACCTCGGACAGCTCCGTCGTCCTCGACTTCCTGCACTTCCGCAAGGCCCACATGAGCCGCTTCATGACCGACTTCCTCGAGGAGCTCTACACGAAGAACCGGCGGGCGCTCCACCTGGTGCTCGACGAGGCCGACAAGTTCATCCCGCAGCGCGTCGACGGCAGCAACGCGCAGCTGGTCGGCGCCGCCGAGGACGTCGTGAAGATGGGCCGGGCCCGGGGGCTGCTGCCCATCCTCATCACGCAGCGGCCAGCCTCGCTCAACAAGAACGCGCTCTCGCAGGCGGGTCTGCTGATCGCGCACGGCCTGACCTCGCCGCACGACCGCAAGGCCGTCGACCTCTGGGTGAGGGAGAACGCCACCGAGGAGCAGCGCAAGGCCTTCCACGCCTCGCTCGCCGGGCTCGACCGGGGCGTCGCGTGGTTCTGGCAGCCGGAGGCCGAGATCTTCCGCCAGGTGTCCGTGCGGGCGCGCACCACGTTCGACTCGTCGTCGACGCCGAAGGCCGGGGGCCATCGCGCCGCGCCGAAGGTCGTCGCGCAGGTCGACCTGGAGCAGCTCGAGCAGCGGATCCGGTCGACCATCGAGGAGCGGAAGGCGAACGACCCGAAGGAGCTGCGGCGCCGTATCGGCGAGCTCGAGCGCCAGCTGGCGAAGCCGACCACGCCGGCGCCGGCGACGGTGGAGCGGGTCGAGGTCCCCATCCTGGAGGCGCCCACGGTGAAGCGCCTCGAGGCCGCGCTCGTGAAGGTGGACCGCCAAGGCGCGCGCCTTTCCGGCGACGTCCTCCGCCTGGTCGAGCTGCACGATGACATCAGAGCCCGCCTGGCGGATGTCCGGTCAGCTCTGGCCGGGCCTTTCGAGCGCGCCCGCCCGCCGGCGGCGCCGCCGCGCGCATCGACGACGCCAGCGCCGCCTCGTGCTGCCCCTCGGTCGGCGCAGGGATCCGGCAAGGCCGTCGGGGGAGGCATGCAGCGGATCCTCGTCGCTCTCGCCCAGCGGCCGCAGGGGCTGACGATCAAGCAGGTCGCGCTACGCGCGGGGCTGTCCAGCCGGAGCGGCACCTTCTCGACGTACGTCAGCCGCTGCCGCCAGCAGGGCTGGATCGCGGGCGGCAGCAAGGAGGTCCTCCGGATCACGGATGAGGGGCTCGAGGCGCTGGGGCCCTTCGAGCCCCTGCCCACGGGTGCCGGGCTCCTCGCCTACTGGTCGAGCCAGCTCGGAGGTGGCGCCTCGAGGCTCCTCGAGGCGGTCGCTGCCGCCTACCCTGCCGAGCTGAGCAACGACGAGGCCTCGGCAGCCGCGGGCCTCTCTGGGCGCAGCGGCACCTTCTCGACGTACGTGAGCCGCCTGCGAGGGCTGCAGCTGATCGAGGGCGCCCGCGGGAGCGGCCGCCTGCGCGCGTCCGCTGAGCTCTTCGAGTGAGCGAGCCCTGTACGATCACGATCCCGGGTCTCCCGGTCGGAAAGCCCAGGCAGACCCAGCGCGACCGCTGGGCCAGGCGGCCGGCGGTGCTCCGGTACCGGGCCTGGGCCGACACCGCCCGAGACGCGGTGCTCCAGGCCTACGGCGCGCACGCCCTCGACCACGTCCCGCTTGAGGTGCACGTCCTCGCGTGGTTCCCGCTGCCCAAGCGCTGGCGCCCGGGCGTCAGGCCTGGCTGGCCGTATCGGCAGAAGCCCGACGCCGACAACGTCTGCAAGGCGGTCTGTGACGCCCTCTGGGAGCGCGACGAGCTCATCGCGGGATCCTCGTGCTGGTGCTCCTGGGACGACGGCCGCGGCCCTCGACTGGAGGTCTGGTGGAGGGACTGACGCCGGAGCAGCAGGAGATAGTGGAGCGGCTGCCGCCGGCGGTCGTCAAACTGCTCGTCGAGGAGTTCCGTGCCCTGGGCCCGTCCAGGTCGGGCGAGATCCGCCTGGTCCTCGCGGTCGTGCGAGGCGCCGTCAGGGCGGAGCGCTCGTACATCGAGCCGCCGCGCCGGTGGGCACGCCACCCGCGCGACTGACCCGGACGCCGGAATGGCTTGACCGCGCGGCTGTCAGCCCGTACCCTCTGAGCTGAGCCGCGTGGCTCCGGCGAGGTAGCCCGCGACGCAAGCGGGCCCGCCGGGAGGGATTGCCCGGTGCCGAGGGCCCTCCGACATGCCTCCTCACGAGGCGAGTCGGAGGATCCTTGCCGGCAGACGCAGACCAGGCCCCCGAGCCGCCCCCCCTCTCGACATTCGATCGGGCCTTCAGCCGCATCGTCCTCGCTGAGGGCGGCGCCGCCTTCAGTGACCACCCCCACGACCCCGGCGGGCCCACGAAATGGGGCGTCTCCTGGCGCGCGGTCCGCCTGCGCGACGCGGACCGCGACGGCCGCTTCGATTTCGACCTCGACTTCGACGGCGACGTCGACGCCGACGACATCCGGCTGATCGAGCGCCACCACGCCGAGCAGCTCTTCGCCGAGGACTACTGGGGCCCCGCCGGCTGCGAGCGGTGGCCGGCGCCGGTGGCGATCGCCGTCGCCGACGCCGCCTACAACCAGGGGCCGCGGACCGCCGTCGCCCTCCTCCAGCGCGCGATCGGGGCCGCGTCGGGGCGGCCTGACGGGATCCCGGGGCCGCGCACCCGCGCCGCCGTCGAGGCGCTCGGGGCCGCGGGACGGGTCCCCGAGCTCCTCACCCGCTTCGCAGCCCTACGAGCGGACCGCTACCGGCTGCACCCGCGCGTCGACACCTTCTTCCGCGGCTGGATCGCGCGGCTCATCGAGCTCGACAGGGCTCTGGCTGGAGGTCCCCAGTGAAGCGACGCTGGACGGGTCTGTGCGTGGTGCTCGTGGCGATGGTACCCGGGCTGGTCATGGCCCACGGCTGCGCGAGCTTCCCGGAGATCAAGCCGGAGCGCGAGCCCTGGCCGATCCGAGACGACGGGACCCCGTACGCGCGCTGCCAGCTCGGCGCCAACGTGCCGGAGGACATGCCGCGGGTGTCGTGCGACTGCGCGACCGAGGGCCCGGTGGTCGACTTCGTCGGGACCTGGGAGATCCGCGAGTGTCCCGCGCCGCCACCTCCACCGCCTCCACCGCCGGAGCCCGACCCCGAGCCCGATCCTGACCCGACGCCTCCTCCGCCCCCTCCGCCGGCAGGCACGTGTCCGCCCATCACGGCCTTCCGTTGCTTCGACGGCGACTCAACGGCGCTCGCCGGCGTCGAGGTCTCGGCTGCCGAGCGCCGCGTCATCGCCTCGAGGCCGGGCTACCTGGTCGAGGTGCACGAGCGAGGGCAGCACCTCCGGGCCAAGATCCGGACCCCGGACCCCGGCGCCGAGCCCGACCTGCGCCGCTGGACGGAGGACGTAGCCGCCGAGCTGCGTCGCGCCGGCTACTGCGCCTACAGCGGCGATCCAGGCGGCAGCTCGCCCGACGAGATCCTGATCGTCGTGGACGACCCGGAGGGCCTCGCCGAGCAATGGGACCTCGCGAAGTGCGGCGCGGTCGACCCCGACAAGCGCTATTGCGTTGGGAGCGATCTCGAGCACCAGCCGTTCGACTGCGTGCTCCGGGACTCGGGTCCCGACCTGGGATCCGGTGGCCCGGGCGACCCCGGGCCCGAAGACGAGCCGGAGGGCTACTGCACCGTCAGGGGGCACGGCAACGCGGACGGGCCGCTGCGGTTCCCGACCATGCTCGCCGCGTGCCAGTTCTCGCTCGATTGGGCGAGCGACGCCGGGCACACGACGCGCCACACGAGCGGCGGCGAGACTTGGTTCTACGACGAGGGCCGGGGCTGGTACCGCCGCGCGACGTGCGAGAGCTACGACTCGCCGGGTGGGCGGCTGCTCAATGGACCGGACTGGTTTGGCGTCGAGTGCTTCCCGTGAGGGGGCAAAGGAGGCCGTGATGGTGCGAGCGCGTTTCGTCTGTCAGTCGGTCCGGAAGTTCTGCCACTGGTCGAAGCCCGGCGTGTTCCTCCACGAGGCCGAGCTCACGCCCGTCGTGGGTGACGACGAGGAAAACGCCAAGTTCTTCGAGGCGACCCCGAGCGGAACGATCAAGCTCGCGACCCTGAAGGATGACCTCTTCACGCCTGGGAAGACGTACCAGGTCGACTTCACCGAGGTCTCTTGACGCCGCAGGCGCTGCTGATCGCGCTGCTGCTGGGCGCGCAAGCCGCCGTCGGGGCGGCCACTACAGATACACCCGAGAG